ATTTGTAAATATGTCTGTCTCGAAAACTTGTTCTAAGCCTTTCTTAGCGTTAATTTTATCTTTATCTATGAAATCCCATATCTGTTCTACATAAGGATCTTTATGCCACCATTTATACATCCTACCTGCTGTCCAACAACAAGGAAGTACTAACCCTTCTGCACTTACGTAAATTTCCTTCTTGTCAACACATTTAGGTTTAATAGGAGCAACATCATAGTATGCATCCATACTACCATATTTTTTTATAATAATATCTTGTTTTTTTAATGCCTTGTTTTGGTACTTAGGATCAGGCTTTTTTAATTCAGCTGTGTTTTGTCCTTTCTTACTTACTGCTTGGTGTGATTCTTTCTTTTGTGAATCTTGTGTAATAAACCTTCCTGTTTTTTTAGCAACAAATTTTTCACAACCCCATTTGTTTGCAAGGTCTTGTGCTTCTTCTACTTGATGTTGATTATGTTCAAAAATTAAAAAATCCCAACGAGCTCTACCTCCAGCTTCAATAAATGCTCGCATGTTGCGTTCTACATTGTTCCAAACAACATTTTGCCTATACAGATGATTAGTGTCACTAAGACCGTCAACAGAGAATATAACGGCACCCTTTTTTCCAATTGTTTTAGCAAGTTTTTTCCACCATTCAACATTTTTTGCTCCTGCGTTTGTATTCATGCTTAACCACATTGTAGAATTATTTTGTCTAAAATAATCAAATACTTCTAATGTGTCTTTTGCAATTATAGGATCTCCTAAATTTCCACACATATACATAGTATCAAGTTGACTAATAAATTTTGGAGGAAAGATATCCATACAATCTTTTAGAGATAGTTCATCTAAGTTTATATGAGGATTTATTCCTTCACCATTCATGTTACGATCGCACATAGGACAAGCCGCTTGACAATTCTGCGTAATCTCTAAATGAATTGTTTTTATATCTGCGTAATTATACATCTTTTATATTATTATAATACCTTTGTATTCTATGCATTAGTTCTATATGTGTTTGAATAAACGTGTATCCACCATCTAATTCAAAAGTAAATCCGTATGAGTCAGGATCTATGAATTTAATCTGATAGTCGCTAGTCAAAGCTAAATTAGATAATTTTAAGTCATTGTGTATAAAATATTCATGGCCTGTAAGTGTTTTAGAATATTCAAAATCTATTGCCCAAGACCTACTTATAACACTAATTATTTCACATATTAAATCTTTTGTTATTAAATTTTTATGTTTAGAATCTTTACTAAAAAGTTGGTCTAAAGTACATATTATGTCTAGCCTCTCCATTAATATCATTGTACCTTCTTCTAAAACATCATAAACTTTAACCAAATTTTTATTACGTTCATATATTTTACGATAGGCTTTTAACCAATCAGGTCCATATACTTTACCGGTTCGTAAAGTTTTATAAACTTTATTTTTTTTAACAAAAATTTTGTTTTTGTTTTGTTTGTGTTGGTTGTGTTTTGGTGTGATATCTTTCATTCTTCACTATCCATAATTAATTTTACTTTTGTGCCAGGACCTACCTTGCTCGGTAATCCACCATATGAATTAATATACCATTCTACTACTGCCTTATACCAGTCTTGGCTATTATGGTGGGCCTTTTTATTAAATTGATGTATGTTATTATTAGTGGCTTGCATAGTCTGTAAAGCTCTAGCACATTCTAACTGTAATTTGCGTAAAGTTAAATTTTCAATCATAACGGTATAGCGGAAAATTGATTGTCTGGGATATTTACATCTGTAATTATATCATATCCTAGTGTTAACCTAGGCATATCATCTTTCCATTCCTTGTTTACAATTACTTTATGATCTCTATGGCCAGGACCAATGTATATATTTCCAATTTCATTTTTAACTTCATAATCACCAAAAGTAGTTGTAGTATAATGAGGGCGAATAGACACATACCCGTGCATAGGGAAAGCATGGTTATGCCAATCTAAAACTTCATCTTGCTTGTGATAATTTAACCAGCACTGAATCCATTTTGGTCCGTGATAATCAAACTGTTGTTCAACAATATATTTTATTTCTTGAAATAGTTCCCAAAAAAGAGGACTCGGTGTAGTTAAGGCAAACACATTGTAAAATCTGTAACCTGATACATCTTGATTAGTGTTTAAAAAATTTCTATCTTCCTGTTCTTCTCGTTTTACATTTTCAAATATATTTGGTAAATCTTTTAACGAAGTATTATTAAAAGGATCTAAACTTGTAAGCGAAGAATTCATACCTGTAAATGTTTCTGTAAAAAGCCTATATGCTCTGCCTAGTTCTGCAGACATTTGTTCAATATTATTTTCTACTACGTCTGACCTCCATAGAGCCCAATCTTCACCAGCTTCAATTTTTCTTACTGACATTATATTCTTCCTATCAACATATATCTAGTATATCCTTGTAATTCTAATTGTCCACTATACTCTACCCGAGACATAGGATATTTTTTTATCATTTCTTCTACGTTGTGTATAGTATTTACATGCTCGGGTAGACTATGCAAATTATTTGTCTGAATAATAAACAAAGGATCTGTAGACTGTGGTTTATTTCTATATTTTAAAAACCAATTTTCTTGAAAATGTTCTGCACTTGTGTTTATAATCAAGTCTGCTTCTGTTTTTTCATTTTTGTCCTCAGTAATTGGATATTCAAATCCTGTTCTATAAAGTGTTGCAAGATTATCTACGTCTGCAATAGAAGCTTTAACATAATAATTTTCTAACAACAAATTATTAAACACTTTGTCACTTACTTCATTTGCTGTTTTATCTATATCAAACACACGCATTTTATTATACTTTATCTGCATCTGATCTAAGTACAATCTTATTTGCCCAAACCAACCTGCATGTACATGAATCATATCAAAGTTTTTTTGTATTTTTACAAGCTCATTTACTAACCAGATTTTACTTAATACTTGTCCTCTACTAAATGCATCTTGAAGTGCTTTTGGATCAAAACCTAATCTATAATACTTATGGAATATATCAAAAATCTCATTAGGAGCAAATTTTCTAAGGATACTTATAAATTCTATCATTCCTTTTTGATTAGTATTATCAATAACTGGATTATCTGCATACATACTTTGTTCTAAAAAATCAATAAACATTTTAGATTTATCGTCTTTTACAAAGTCAAGATATTCTGACAAACCTCTAACCCATTGTAATGTCGATTCAGAATTGTTCATCAAATCTTTCCTTTAACCAATCAAAATCGTTTATCAACTGAAGATCAGACCCCCCAGAAAGGCCAAACTCCATACCAGCGGTAGCGCCTGCCAGAGCATATTCACCATATAATCTATCGTGTCCCACGGTCGTCCAAGTTTTAAGTCTGGCATTTGTTTCATCCTCTTTCTGTCGATCTATTACCTTACTTGCTAATTTTGAACATTCTCTAAATGCACTTTTCCAGGCCTCGTACGGGCCTGTATTAAACTTAGTAACACAACTTACCTCTTTCATGACTTTAAATTTTGTACTAATGCTGGTGTTTACATCTACACTACTTGTGTCCACTTCTTTTGTTAGCTCTACCGGTAAAAGTTTTACTCCACCGTATCCGTATTCTAAGTCGTTGACAGGATTTACACTTCTCCATACATGGACAGCATCTTTTTCATGCTCTGGTACTACATAATTAAAATTAAAATTATCTAAAACTTCTGCATCTCCGTCTACAATCCACATCATATCTGTATCTGCTATTTCTGCACAAGCAATGTGTCCATTTGCAATACCTTTTACTCCATGTATGCGTTTTGCTTGAGGGAAACGCTGTTTAAGTTTTGCAAAATTTTCATTAGAATTTTGTTCTCCATACGATAACATTATAATATCATACTGTCCACTATCTTTAGGTAATACAGTATGATGTGTTATACGTGGAGGATTTTGGTATAATGTTTTGAAGAATTTACTACCACCTTCGTCCAATGGTAATTGACTAATAGGTACCTGTATCTGGTTAATAAGTTCTTCACCGTATTCTTCTATTTTGTCATATACAGTATCTTCAGTAGTTATTTTGTTTTTCCAATATTCATTAAGGTATTCAAAATCTCTTACATTTATGTAATCCCAATCTGTTAGCATTGTTTTGTAAAATCCTTCACGAGCACCGTATATTGCCCACTGCCCGTTTTTAACATCTGCTCCTACCATTGTCCAAACAAATAGTCTGTGCATATTTTTCCAATGAACATTTATAAGGTCATCTAAGGAAGGTTTTTCTCCTTCAATTAAACACATTTTTACACCTTCTCTAAAACCAGCTCTCCATGCTTGTTTTGAATTATAGTTATTTTCAACAATACTCATACAATCATCCATTTGAATGTATTCTAAATCCCAACAGAAATCAACTTGTGCTTGTATGTTATCAGGATCTGCATTTTCGTGTGTTTTCATGTTTAACACAGTATCTCTATCCCAACATTTTATTCCGCCGTTGCCATACATCAATCCGTTAATCTTGTTATATCCTGTCCAACTTATTACATTTTTAGAAATATCTGAACCTACTACAAACTCTACACTTTGATTTATAAATTCTGGCTTAACCATATTGTCACCGTCTATAGTTATAAAACGCTGTGTTTCTGATATTTCTGCACATGCCTTGTGTGCCGCATCTGATCCTTCAACTCCGTGTATACGTTTTGCCCAAGGTACTTTTGTTAGAAGATCTGCATAATTTTTTTCTGCATTAGGTTCGTCGTATGACAAATAAACTACATCACAGTCTGGAACGTTAACTTTCATTTGTTACTCCGTGTGGTGCAGGCTTACCATCAGGTCCTAAGTTTACAAATACAATTTTATCAACACTGGTGATTGTTTTTTCTGTACGTTTATTTCTTACGTTACATTTAATTGTAATACTTGTAATTCCTAGCTTCACTGTTTCCATGCCTATTTCAATAATATCTCCTCTTACTGCACTATGCAGAAAATCAATATTACTCATACTTCTTGTTACTACTCTGTCATTATCTAATTGACAGCTACAGTAAATATATGCTTCCTCATCAATCCAGTCAAGTACACGACCGCCAAAAAGAGTCCCATTACTGTTTAAGTCTTTGTGGGCTATCATCTTTCTAGTAAAGTATTTCATGCTCATTATCACACCTTACATGTATAAAATTATCATTTCCTGAAGCAATATACAGGTCACAATCTTTTAATGTCTCTGCTTGTATTTCAAACTTAGTATCAGTAAAGAAATTTTCAAAGTCAACAGAAATAGTTTCTAATAGTTTTCTTTTATCGCCTTTTTCTGTAACATACAAAACCTTATATTGTCCAAAATAATCTTTACTACGTTTATAAAAATCTCTACACTCGTTTGTTAAACTTGCATAACCTAACCATTTTGTTCCTATTTGTATAACTTGAAATACATCTTGTGTTTCTTGTATTTTGTTAAATCTTTTTAATGGAAAAATACTATTGTTTGTTATTACTTCTTTTTTATTTTTTTGTTTTTTTGATATTACATACTTGTTATCACTGTCAGTTGTTACAATCCAATCCAACATACTTTCTGTTGCATTTAAAAAACTTGTTGCAAGAGCATCATCTATTTCTATATAAAGACGTGTGCTATCTTTTTCGCTAGTTATTTCTGTAACTTCGCCCGTGTCTTCATTAAAATATGCAAAACAACTCATGTTTCAAGTTCCTTTATAAGTTCGTCTGTTAAAAACTTATCTTCTACATAATGAAATACATTGTTTTGTATAAAGTTATCTACCATAAGTTCTTTGCTATTATTTACAGACCAATCCACTTTATCTGTCCAATTTAGACAGGATTCTCTCCAGTTTTGTAAAGCTGGTTTCATATGAACAAAACTAATAAAACTATTAGGATCGCATACTTGCTTGTCTATTCCTAAAATTTTACAGGCAATAGCTGTACTAACATCTACACTATAAAACTTTTGCATTTTGATAGGAGAGTAAACTTTATAAAATGTTTCCCAATTCTGTGTAATAATTTTTAGTAAATCAAAATATTTTTTTGCTGTTTTTGACTTTTTAAAATAAAATATTCCATTGTATAAGTTAGGTAAATTATTATTAATAAAAACTTTTCGATGCCAGGTAGACGTAACAGTTTCGTTTCTATAAGTTTTCACATTGCTTACAAAAAATAAATCATAATTTTTTAAATATGACCACCAATTAGTTATATCACGCATAACTAACATGTCTACATCCATACCAATAGTTTGTGTATAAGGTGATAGCTCATACATCTTACAACGATTATGCATTTTTTTTGTTGCAGTTTCTGCATCATCTTTTTGTATTGGTATAATTTTATCAAATAATACCCTATACTTCTTTGGAACTTGGTCATTAGTAATTAAGGAAATATTTTGACTATTGTTAAACTTGTGTATACTAACTGCAAGTAGACATGCTTGCCTTACGTAGTCTGTAGTATCGTTATTTTGGGCTACAAAACAAAATCCTTTACTCATTTTGTAACTCCTTATGTATGTTGTCGTTCAATGTAAACTTATTCATAAGATGTATATTTGTTTCGTTTACAGAACATAAAGTTTCATTCTCTAATAATATCTTATATCTATCATCTTGTATTTTAAGAAGCAAGTCTTTATCAGTTGTTAGGTATATACTACAAGGTAATTCTTTTTGAGGATTACCCATTAAGTGCAATGCAATAGAAAATGCAAAATCATTCCTAAAGTTATTTTCTTGTATTTGATAACAAAGCCTATAATAGTTCCAATTATCTTGTATGTGTTGTACTAAATTAAAAAAAGTTTTGCTAAATTTATTTTTACAAAAATAAAATACAGTTGCCCAATACATATTAATTGATGTATCACTTACCCTGCTTAGTGTAATGTCATTTCTACTTGGATTTAAATCTATAAAACTGCTACTAATTTTAAAGTTATTGTTGCTGAAACATTTTAGCAACAAGTTATTTCCTACTAAAAAATCTGTATCTAATACTAGTGTTCTATCAAATGGCGACAGATCGTAACTATGACATCTTGTAAAGTTATTCCAAGGCAATGTTTTGTACATAGTGCCATTCCAGAACTTTCTATGTTGTTCTGTTTTATGATGTTTGCTTACAACAATGTCAATATAATTAGAATAATAAGGAAATGCTCGTTCTAAATATGCTTTAGAATCGGTTACTAGTGCTACCTGTAAACTTAAATGTTTTTTTATTTTCTTAGCACAATATACTGCCTGTTTTACATAATCAATTTGAGGGCTGTTGTGTGCAAATAACAGTACTCCTTGACTCATACTTCAATTAAATCCTCTATTTTTCTTTTTACTTTTAACTTGGAGTACTGCTCATAATATTCTGTAGATGCTTTTCCATATTGTACACGTATATCATACAAAAATTCTTTCAGTGTAACTTTTATGGGTAATTGATTATCATCTATTAGCACAACATTATCATAACCTGCGGCATTACAATATGCTATTAGTTCAGGAGTTATAGTAAACTTTCCTCCATTACAATAATATAACAAACTTTCTTGGTATTTTTCCCACAACAACCTTTTTTGATTGTTTAGTGTAGTCATATATTGGGAAAAATCCAATGCTTTGCTTAACTTTGTATCCATAGTATTCTCCTATTAGTAATAGTATATACTAATATGGATATATTGTCAAGTGTTTTATTGGTTATTGCAGTTCAGAAGTAGTAGATACTGAAGGAAAATTAACAGAAACATTTGAGCCAGAAGCTCTTAGGCCTGTTATGACGCTTGTAATTGTGCCAGATACACTTTCGTCTACACCTCCAGGAGTACCTCCATAAGGAACTGGAGTAATAGGTGGATCACCTGTATCTGCATCTATATATTCAACATTAAAAGTAATAATTGTGCTTGGAGAATTTCTTTTAGCACTTATTTTATAGTAGTTTTCTCCATATGTTGCACCGGTTGCGTTTTGTCTAAAAACTTCTTGATAAGATGTTGTTAAATCATACCATCCTATGCTTGTAGTTGTACCGCCGGTACCTGTTTGAGCTGTCGAAGTATACTTAAATTTAATTGTTCCCATTGTACTTTGAATGGACTGCCAACTTGTAGTCTTTGATCCTGATCCGCCTGTATGCGTTGAAGCAAATCTAATCTCTCCACCACTGTTAAAAAAATGTCTAGCATGATTAGCATCTGTAAAAGAACATGTAAATTCATGATTAACACTTGTACTCCAAGAACTTGTTCTTGCACTACTGTCTAAAGATCCTGTAGTTGAATTAGCAGGAACTTCATTAATTAAAAATCTATTTGTTGTGATTGTTGTAACAGCTGAGTCGTAATCGTTATAACCTTCAGTTGTTTCGGTCAACGACCCTAGTGCTGTTCCACTAGCATCTGCACCAATAATTTGTCCAGCATCGATATTTCCTATACCTGCATCTGTTCCTTGTTGGTGGTTATGACATTTATTAATATCTACACGCAAATTGTCCATTTGCGTAGCTGTTATGGTATTTCCTGTTAATACCTGGGCACTTGTAAGTGACTGTCCGTAACCAGAGTCACCAGAACCAGTACCTAAAATTTGGTTAGTTCTACTTTGCAAATCATTATATTGCGCCGCTGTAACCGTTTGTCCGGAAGAAACTGTTGCCATTTTTAATCCTCTTTATATACGTACTTATTTATATTTTATTAAACTGCAACTTCTATGAGTCGGACACCACTTTCGTTACAATCTTCTAAACTTTTACCTACTACACATAAACAACTTGGCATAGCACTATCTTTCTTTAATCCAGTAGCTGTGCCTTTAATTGGCCCTGTGACTAGGATATCACCTTTTTTAACTGGACCTTCTACCTTGCAAGGTACCCTGCCTTTAAGTGCAATAGCAACACCTTCGATTTCACTATTCATTAAATGTGCTGGCTCTGTTGAAACAACTCCTGCTAATCTGTTGTCACAAAATGATACTGACTCTGTTACTTCTGCCTCTCCACCATATACTAAGACTGTACCGCACTCGTAATCCTTATCTGCTCTATACTTTTCTGCCAAGTCAGCGTACTGTGCAGAAGTTGCTGTTCCGTTAAACACATTAGCATATATGTCGCCTGTAGAATTCCTAGCGGCTATTGTATTAGCAGTTGCTGAAGTACTTGCTGATCGTCCTATACCGCCTTGTTCTAAGGTTTGTGCTAGTGTTGCAGATCCGTTAAATGTAGTTGCATACATTGTGCCAAAACTGTGACTTGAGCTTCCAACGTCTACTGTTTCTGTACCTGTGTAAGCAGTAATATTGCTATAACCAGGCAAAACTGCATTAGCTTCAAGCCTCATTGGCATTTTTAATGTAGCTGATGAATTATTTGCTTGGAAGTAAATGTGCTGACCTTGTTCGTTAGAAATTAATCCTTTATCATCATTTACAATCTTAATTTTTAAATCATTAGATGCACCTATAGCAATACCCAAATCGCCGAACTCAACCATACTTGCAAAGGTTGCCGCCCCTGTCTGCACAAAGTTAGATGCACTTACTCCGCCTAACTTATCTGCGTTAGATGCTGTACCGAAAAATCTATGATTTGAACTTGTTACACCGCCGGTGCTGTTAATGGTGTTTTTAAGTGTTACACCTTGTTTAATAACATCAAATCCTGGATAACTTGCGGCGTCTGTTGATCCTATTGTAAACTGTATACCACTTATTATGTGTATTACTTCATCTGCAATAATAGAGCAAATTACAGCTCTATTTGTGCCAGTGTTATCTTTTATTGTTCTACTTTGAAACTGTGTTACAGCAGATCCTGCTCCTTGAGGTCCTACTAATACAAAACTTGATCCGTCATAGGCGTATAACTGTTTATTAGTAGTATCCCACCAAAAATCACCTTGTGATAATCCTGCAGGAGTCGAAGAACTTACTTCTGCACCACCTGTTGTTCTCCATTGTGTGCCATCATAAAATTTTAATTTACTATTACTAGTATCAAACCAAATTTGACCGCTTAATGCTTTTGGCGGTTGATTTGCTCCAGCAAAGTTTTCTAGTAAGAATACAAAATTTTCGTTTTGTATTTCACCGTAACCAGCATAGTTTTTTCCAACCAGCTTTAAGTCTGTAGTTTGATTAATTGTCCCGTCTTCGACTACAGCAAGTTGGGTTGTATTATATTTGTTAATAGTATACGCCATTCTTTACCCCTATTATAGTTTTATTTATCGCAAAAACACATTTATACTGAAGCCCTGCTTGTAAACGCCCATGTGCCGCCTGTATTTGTAAACACATAAACATATCTTGTGGCTGTTAATGAAACTGTACCACTTGCAGTATTGCTAGCCACAACATCTTGAATTACACTCTCTGTACCTGTACCTGCGGCATCTCTAACAGAAACTGTTGATTTCTGTAATACTGCTGACCCGCCTGTACTTACCGAAACATTTATGCCTGAAACTGTACTGTTACTATACGAAACTACTAAAACTTTAGCTTGTGTGCCGTTAGATGTACTACCTGCAGATCTCATTGCTTCTAATATTGTTATAATTGACGTTGTCGGTCCATTACCTGTTAGTATGTCATTAGGATCTGTAAGTCCTGTAACATCCATTGACATTATAATAGAACTTGCCGCAAGTTGTGTATCAACATAATTTTTTGTAGCGGCATCTTGTGCATTTGTAGGATCTGCTAGACTAATAATCTTTTGACTATCAATAGTAATATCTCCTAAAGCTGTAATGTTTAGTCCTGCACCTCCAACTCTACTAATAGTTTGTCCGTCTAATTTTATATTATCAACAGTAAGCTCTGCTAACGTACCAAAACTTGTTAATCCAGGAGCACTTGTAATTGAGCTTCCTAATGCATTTTTTGATACTACTGTTGTTCCTGCAATTTTGTAAGATGTTGTGTCATCAGATAAATCAACATTTTGATTACTTGTCCAAGAATCGGTTCCGTTTTCCCAAGTAAAGTCTTTAGATCCGTCGGAACTTCTTAAAATAATTCCGCCGCCGTCTACTGCTACATCGTTACCTTCTGTACTATCACTTTGTAATCCTAATTCTATATTTTTATCTTCAACTCTTAAAGTTGCTGTATCAATAAAAGTCTGTGTTCCTTTTACATTAAGATTTCCTTGTACTGTCACATCTCCATTAACATCTAACGTAGATGTTGGATTTGTTTTAAACATTCCAACTCTAGATGTTGAAGAATCTATATAAAAAGCGTTTAAAAAGCTACTTCCTGATCTTACTCTTATTGCTAAATCTGCATTACTTTGTTGTGTTTCTAATAATGTAGTTGCACCAGATACTTTAAGTATCCCATATTCAGTATCTCCTACGCCAACACTAAGTCCTGCACTATTTTTAATTCTTATACTGCCTGTTGTAACTCCGTTTGCGTCTGTGGGTAAAAAGTTTGATGCGGATCTTTCATTTCCTGCATCATCAACTAACTTTTTAGCTTTGTCCGATGTTCCTCTCCACCAAAAACCATCAGTTGCAGTTTCTGTTGAAGTGTTTGCAATGTTAAAACCCTTGTAAAGTTTCTGTCTTTTTGGGCTAAAAGTGTCATTAGGATCTACACTTAATCCTGCAATAGATTGATCAAGTGGTAAAATAAATGTTTCAGGTGAATAAATTCCTACTAATGTTCCACCTAAGAATAATTTTAAAATTGTTCGTTGTACGTCAGTTGTATCTAACTGACTTGCTGTTTCAAACCCTGTTTTTCCTTGGCCTGCATCATAATTAGGTCCTACTAATACTAGATCAGTACCATCCCATAGATACAATTTGTTGTTTTCATTGTCTATCCAAATATCGCCTGTTGTTAAATTAGAAGGTTGACTGGCCGCTACAACTGATCCCGATGCGGCTTTAAAAACAGTACCGTCATAAACTTTTAATCTTGAATCTTGTTTGTCATACCACATTTGTCCTACCATAGGATTTGTAGGCTGTGATGTTGAAGCAAAATTTTCTAGTAATTTAACAAAATTTTCGTTAAAATATTCGCCAAACCCTTTATAATTTTTTCCAATAAGTGTAAGGTCAGTAGTTGTAATATCAATAATACCATCAGTAAGGTCTATTAATAGTTCTCCATCTGTTCTGTTTATTCTATAACTCATTTATTACCCCTGCCCTGCATATATGATGTAATTTAAAGTCATGTAAGGATTCATTACGTCCATTGCTGTTCCTAGACTGTCAGTTGTAAGTATGCCTCCACTATCTGGTAACGCTTGTCCTGCTCCAGTTGCGTTTGGAGCATCGTAAACAATGGCATTGTTATCACTAGGTGTTCCTGAAACATCTCTTACTACATAATACTGGTCTCCGCTATCGCCTCTCAAATCGTGTTTATGTTCAGGTAAGTTTGCAACTTGAATACTTACGCTTTCAGCTCCGTTCTTAGCACCTAATACATCAGCGGCAATATCTGTAACATTGTTTGCACTTGAATCGTTCATATTATCTTTACCTAATGGAAATCTACCACGTAAATCTGGAAGTGCAAAGTAACCAGATGTAGGACTAGCTTTATATGTTGTTCCTAGCACATTGTATAGCTGTGTATATGCAGAAATTAAAATCTCTGAACCATCACACAATAACCACCCTGTTGGTGCGGCTGTACCTGCATACGGAGAAATTAAACCTATAGGTGTAACTGGCACAGCGGCCAATAAATTTTGTACGCTTATTTTCTTAAGTCCAGTTGCTCCTGTAACTCTGTTAATTATAAATTCGTCATCATTTTGTGAGGATGCAACATTAGTTTTTCCAGAAATTATAGTATTAGCTATTGTTGTTGTAAAAGTTTTAAGTGATCCGCCTACCTGTCCGTCAAATATAATATCACTAGCTGTAACATCACCTGTTAGTCTGAATGTTGTTGCAGATGTAAGTTTGTCTGCAGAGCCTGCTCTACCACTTACTGTACCACTTACATTACCTGTTAAATTACCAATAAATGTTGTAGCATAAACATTTGCATACTTAGTTGCTGTTGCTCCTATATCTCTCAAATTGTTTTGTTCAGGTAAGATATTCCTAGTTGTTATTGTTCCTGTAAATTCTGAACTTCCGCCAACATTTAAATTCTTGGAAATTCCTATTCCGCCTGCTGTTCTTATTGCTCCTGTACTAAAACTTGTGCTATCAGTAGTATCAGTATTTCTTATTGTTCCGCTAGATAAAATATTTCCTGTAACATCTAATGCTTCATCAGGTGCAACATTGTTTATACCTATTCTTAAATTACTATCAACCCGTAACGCAGTTTTTAATATACCAGCATTTTTAACTTTAAAATCAACACTACTACCTGCAATATTATGTTGTATTACACCTGCATTGCCAACAACACCTATATTCATTTCCGCATTTATACCATAGTTTATACCGCTGTTATTTTGCACATTGATTGGAAAAGATGTTGTACTAGTAGTATCACCCCTTAAAAAGTTTCCGGCGGCAACAGCATTTCCTGAAACAATTAAACTTTCTGCCTTTTCTGCTGTGCCAACATACTTTGGCACTCCTGATCCTGTAATGTTGGCAGTACTTAAATTTACTCCTGGAACTATTGTTGTAAAACCTGGTATCTTTATCTTAGGTGTAAAACTATTAGTTGCTACAACTGCCATAGGTTGTGAAGAAACATCAATTTGTAAAATATTATAAGATGAATCATCAGTTCCTGTAAGAACTTTAGGTGAAATTCCTGTAACCAATCCATCACTAAACTCTGGTCCTACTAATACCCATCCACTTCCGCTATATAGATATAACTGTTGATTGTCTGTATCAACCCATAAGTCACCAATTAAACTTTGTGCGGCTTGTGGCTCTGTACTAGCTTTTTTAAGTCCACCTGAAGCTACCCAATTAGTACCATCGTAAACTTTAAGTTGATCCACTCCTGGTGTAGCATCGTACCATAACTGTCCTTCAACTGGTGTAGCAGGTTGTGTTGCACTAGCAAAATTTTCCAGTAGGTGTAAAAAATTTTCTGCTATTGCACTACCATAAGCTGTTGTGTTTCTGCCTGGTAGTTTTAAAGAAGTATCCTGGTTAAGAGTACTATCTTCTATAGTAATAGTTCCCTTATTAGCTTGATCAGTATATGGTATAGTATATGCCATTTATTATTCCTCAGCTAAGCCAGACAAACTCTGTACTCTTACAGTATAGTCAATTTGAATTAGTCTGTTTAAACTTTTTTGTACAGGATGAAAAATAACATGTGTCAGTAAATCTCCAGTTCCTGTGGAATCCCAACCTTTTAATCCTAGTTCGTCAAACACATATAAACTTGAAGCATTAGTTGCTGTATCAAATGCATCTTGTCCTGACGGCTCTCCGTAATCTAACAAACAAGTAACAAGCACATCT